TTTTTCTCATACTCTCTTTTCACATTATGAAATTACCCTGCCCCTGGTGAGGCCTACCCCTGTGGATAAATTGTGGATAACTTGTGGATAACTTTTATGCACCAATATAGTGCTGTGGATAACTTGTGGATAACTTTATGCACCAAAACAGTGCTGTGGATAACTTGTGGATAACTTACCACACCGGGGGGTATACCCAGCCCTGGTGCAAAGGTCTTGGTCACCTTAACAGACACAAAAAAGAGCAAAATAGGGTAAAAACTAGATAAATTAGGTAATAATTAAAGACAATAAAGTCTTTCTGTATCAATACTTTACGTTTAGAATAAAAAAGAGCTAAATAAACTATAAAATTGACGTTTAGAACTAGTAAGGAGGTGTCCCCTACTAAAAAACGCTTGACGGCTATAAAAATATATGCTATAATACTGCCTTCTATGTAAAACTAAGAGAATTTGTGGACAAAAACCACAATCACAACATGTCTTAACCCTACATAGATATTAATAGACTAAATAAGGATAAACATTTGTCTGATACAGATAATGTCCCTAAGAAAAGGGGTCGTGGAAGACCAAGAAAGACTGACGTTGAAGCAAAAAAGAAACGTAATGTTGTTGGTCGTCCTCCAGGCGAAGCTGCAAGAATTAAAGAGTTCCATGCCCGGCTGTTAGCTACTAGTGGTGAGACAGTTATTAATACAATCATCAGTAAAGCACTGGATAATGATGACAAAGATCAGGTAGCATGTTTAAAGATGTGTATTGATCGTGTATTACCAATGTCTTATTTTGAAAAAGGTAAGGATGCAGGTAGAGGTAATGTCAATATACAGATATCAATGGTAGGTGACGCTAAAGCTGAAGTTGTTGATGAGAATGTAACTGATGTAGAGTTTGAGACTGTAGATGTCAGACCTGAAGATTAAGTTACTACCCTGGCAACAGGAGGTCTGGACTGATCCAGCTAGATTTAAGGTCATAGCCGCTGGTCGTAGGACAGGTAAGAGCAGGTTAGCCGCATGGAGACTGATAGTGTCTGCGTTAGAGGCTGATAAGGGTCATGTGTGGTATATAGCCCCTACGCAGCAACAGGCTAGGGACATTATGTGGCAACAGCTACTGGAGTTAGGTAACCCGGTAATAGCAAGTAGTCATGTAAACAATATGCAGTTAACATTGATTAATGGTTCTGTCATATCGTTAAAGGGAGCAGATAGACCAGAGACAATGCGAGGTGTAGCTTTAAAGTTTGTTGTACTCGATGAGTATGCAGATATTAAACCTACAGTGTTCGAGCAGATTCTTAGACCAGCGTTAGCTGACTTGAAGGGTCACTGTATATTTATAGGTACACCGAAGGGACGTAATCACTTCTACGACATCTACAAGATGGGACAGAGTGGTAAACCAGAGACTAAAGATTGGAGGTCCTGGCACTTTACTAGCTTTGATAATCCGCTGCTAGAGAAGGAAGAGATTGAGATAGCAAAGAACACCATGTCTACGTTTGCATACAGGCAGGAGTTCATGGCTAGTTTTGAAGCACCACAGTCAGAGATATTTAAAGAAAACTGGGTAATAGTAAAGGATAAAGATGATGAGCCAGAGTATGGTACTTACTACATGGCTGTTGACTTGGCAGGTTTTGAAAACGTATCAAAGCAAGCCAGTAATAAAAAGAAGTACCTAGATCAAACATCTATAGCTATTGTCAAAGTAGGAGATGACAACAAGTGGTGGGTAGATAAGGTTGATGCAGGAAGGTGGGATATCAAGGAAGTATGCGAGAGAATCCTGAAGCATGTCCGATTATACGACATTCAAGTAATTGGAATAGAAAAAGGTTCTCTAATGAGAGCATTACTGCCATACTTAACAGAGATGATGCTAAAGCAAAATGTGTATCCCAGGATAGAAGAGATAAAACTAGGCAATAAAAGTAAGATAGACAGAGTTGTAGGTGCATTGCAAGGTAGATTTGAACACAGGCAGGTAGAACTCTGTGACGGTGATTGGGTAAGAGAGTTTAAAGACGAGTTACTTAACTTTCCTACCACTGGTGTGCATGATGACATGGTTGATTCAGTGAGTCTTATTGCTAGTATCGCTAATGCAGCAGTGTACTTTGAAGATGATTTTGATGATTACGAACCCTTAGACATTATATCAGGATATTAAATATGGCTGAACAATACCGAGAAACAGAATTCACATCAGAGGAAGAAGAAGTAACTCAGAGTGATAAAGAGATAGTATCGTTTGTAGTTGAACACTGTGATAGGTGGAGAGATTGGAGAGATACTAATTATGAAACCAAGTGGGATGAATATGAAAGGATATATTATGGAGTTTGGTCCGCAGAAGATCGTACTAGGGACAGTGAGCGTAGTAAAATCATTAGTCCTGCTACCCGTCAAGCTGTTGATAACAGGGTTGCGGAAACTATGGAAGGCTTTGCTGGATCCGGAAAACTGTTTGAAGTAACAGATGACGGTTTAGATCAAGATAGGACTGATGTTGAAATGATGCAAGGTCTTCTTTTAGAAGATACACACAACAACGCATATATAAACAACGTCAGTTCTATTGTTAAACTAGCAGAAATCTATGGCACAGGTATTGGTGAGGTTTTAGTTAAGACTGAAATGGAACGAGTACCTACCACACAGCAAATGCCGGGAGAACAAGGCGTGTCTGCTGTAGGTGTTACTGAGCAAGAAAAAGTTGTTATAAAAGTCAAGCCTGTTAATCCAAGAAACTTACTGATTGATCCTAATGCTGACGCTATTGATGACTCGATGGGTGTTGCAGTAGAAGAGTATATCAGTTTGTATCAGATTGTTAAAGGTATTGAGTCCGGTGTTTACCGTAAGGTAGATATACAGCCACATTACGAAGGAGACGATTTAGATCCTAGTCACTTGGAAGATACTACTTACCAAGACGATAAGGTTAAGATTATTCGTTACTACGGTCTTATACCAAGAGAATACTTAGAAGACTTGGAAAACGGAGACGATGAAGTTGTTGAGTTGTTCCCTGAAAACTCGGCTGCTGATACTGTTTCTGATCTGGTAGAAGCTATTGTTGTTATTGCTAATGACAACCAGTTATTAAAAGCAGAAGCTTCTCCGTATATGATGGAAGACAGACCAATTATTGCATATAGACCTGAGGTTCGTCCAGGACTCTTCTACGGCGTTGGAACAGTCGAGAAGGGTTACAACATGCAAAAAGCTGTTGACGCCCAGCTACGCAGTCATATGGACTCCTTAGCCCTAACCACTGCACCTATGATGGGTATTGATGCTACAAGACTACCGAGAGGTATGAAGTTCGAAGTTAGACCTGGTAAAAACATCCTAACTAATGGAAACCCTGCAGAAATCTTACAACCGTTTAAGTTCGGGAGTACGGACGCTTCTAACTATGAAACAGCAAAAGGTTTTGAAGCAATGCTGCTGCAAGCAACAGGCACACTAGACTCGGCAGAGTTGGTCAAGAGTGCAGCAGGTGGGGGACAGAACAACGGTATGGGTATGTCGTTAGCTATGTCTGCTATTGTCAAGAAGAATCGTGTGGCAATGGCATCGTTTCAGGATGACTTCATCATTCCAATGGTTAAGAAAGTTGCGTATCGTTATATGCAATTCGACCCGGAACGTTACCCAATGAAAGACTTTAAGTTTACTACGTTGTCTTCTATTGGTGCTATTACTAAGGAACACGAACAGCAACAGCTTATTGGTTTGATGCAAACGCTTGGACCTAACTCACCTATTGTTCCTGTCTTATTAAGAAGTATTATTGCTACTTCTAGTTTATTAAACAAAGAACAATTAATGATGCAGTTAGATCAAATGTCACAACCTGATCCACAGGCTCAACAAATGCAGCAACAAGCACAACAGTTACAGATGGGTCTAGTAGAAGCGCAAGCTAATGAGTTAAATGCTCGTGCCGCAGAGTCTGCTGCTGACGCACAAGAAGCACAGGCAAGAACACAAAAACTATTAATTGAGTCGTCTTTACTCGATGATAAGGCTAAGATTGATTTAATTAGGACTTTAACTGCAAACCTTAATAATAAAGATAAACAAGAGTTTGATAAACGTGCTAAAACTGCTGAGATTCTTTTAAAAGAACGTGACTTATTATCTAATGAAAGAATAGTAGATAAACAAATGAGAGAAAATAACGCTTGACACTAAATATTAAATGTGATATACTATTAGTTAAATAAATTATTTAAAGGAGAACTCCACTTTGGATAAAGAACTCCAAGAGTATTATGAAGCAAGATTCGACATGATGTCAACAAAAGGTTACAAGGATTTGTTGGCAGATGTTGAAGTAATGATTGAAGAAAGAAACAATCTGATGGCTACTCAAAGCCTTGAAGATTTAAACTTTCGTAAAGGACAACTAGACGTTCTACATTGGATTAGAACTCTCAAGAAACTTTCTGAAGAAGCCTGGGAGCAACTTAACAATGAGTAAAAGAATGTTTGAATTTAGGTGTGGCGAAGGTCACATCACAGAAGAATATATTGATGAAGAGGTAAACGCTATTGAGTGTCCTGTTTGTCAGTGTATGTCACTTCGTGTTATCTCAGCACCGCGTATTGCACTAGAGGGAATCACTGGTGATTTTCCTACTGCTGCAGATGCTTGGGCTAGGAAGCATGAAGAAGCAACAAGAATCGCCAACAAGCGCAGAGAGGGTTAGCGTCTGGTGATATTTTTTAATTCCTAAAATCACAAACGTGACAGGAGACTATATGGCTAATTTTGAAGAACCGGTTCAAGAAGATATTGAGTTTAGTGAAGTTGAAGATTTAGGTAAAGAAGAACAACAGGAACCACAAGCAGCAGAAGAACCTGCTGTAGAGGAAAAACCTGAAGTTGCTATACCTAACAAGTATCAAGGCAAGTCTGTTGAAGACATTGTTAAGATGCACCAGGAAGCTGAAAAGCTAATTGGCAAACAAGCTCAAGAAGTTGGTGAAGTTAGAAGACTAGCTGACGAACTTTTGAAACGACAACTCGAAGAAAAGAAAGCCGTTGAAACCCCACAAGAAGATGAAGATCCTGCTTTAAGATATTATGAAGATCCAATAGGTGCTGTTAATGATGTTGTAGAAAAGCATCCTGCTATTGCTGAGGCTAGGCAACAAGCTCAGTCTATTAAGCAACAACAGGTAACACAGCGATTAACCGAACAGTTTCCTAACTTTAATGAAGTAACGCAAGACCCTAAGTTTTTTGAATGGATTAAAGCGTCTCCAGTAAGAACTAGACTTTTTACTGAGGCACATTCTCAGTTTGATTATGACTCTGCTGTTGAATTATTATCAACGTGGAACATGATGAATCCGAGACAACCACAACAAACTTCTAGTCCTGAGTTAGTTACTGAATCAAAGAAAGGAACACAAGAAAGTTTAAAAGCTGCCGCTGTAGACACTGGTTCACCTGCACCGTCTTCACGAAAAACTTACCGAAGGGCTGATCTAATTAACTTACGTTTACGTGATCCCGCACGTTACGAAGCTATGTCAGATGAAATTATGGCTGCATACGCGGAGGGACGTGTCAAATAATTGAAAGGAAATAAAAAATGGCACTAGGTTCTAATCATGTCACCAAGACCACTGCGGATAAGTTTATCCCAGAGATTTGGAGTGACGAAATCATCGCAGCATACAAGGCTAATCTTGTTGCTGCAAACATGTTCAGCAAGATGTCTTTCAAAGGTAAGAAGGGCGATACGCTTCATATTCCGAAGCCTACTCGTGGTTCTGCTTCTGTTAAATCAGCTTCAACTCAGGTTACACTGATTGCAGCAACTGAGACAGAACAGCAAGTTCTTATCGACAAGCACTACGAGTACTCACGTTTGATTGAGGACATCGTTGAGACACAAGCTCTAAGCTCTCTACGTAAGTTCTACACTGATGACGCTGGTTACGCTCTAGCTAAGCAAGTTGATACTGACTTGATTCAGCTTGGTCGAGCAGTTGGTACAGGTACTGCTTACTCTACTGCTGCTACATCTACTAATGCTTTCATTGGTTCTAACGGTACAACAGTCTATAACAGTTCATCATCTAACGCTGCTGCGTTGACTGATGCTGCTATCAGACGTTCTATCCAGAGACTCGATGATGCTGACGTACCAATGACAGATCGTTGTATGATTGTTCCACCATCAACAAGAAACACTCTTATGGGTATTGCTCGATTTACTGAGCAAGCTTTTGTTGGTGAGCAAGGTTCAGCAAACACAATCCGTAACGGTATGATTGGTGATATATATGGTGTAATGTCTTATGTATCAACCAATGCTGATAGCGGTGCTGGAAGCTCTGGTACTGACCGTATTTGCCTACTTGCACACAAGGACGCTTTTGTTCTTGCCGAGCAGATGGGTGTACGTTCTCAGACCCAGTACAAGCAAGAGTACCTCGGTACGCTATTCACATCAGATATGCTTTACGGTGTAGCTGAGTTGCGTGATAGCTCTGCTGTAGCTCTCGCTGTTCCTGCTTAATTAAGTAGGTATCTCCCCAGGCTCATAAGGTCTGGGGAGTTTTATTATTGTCGTTCATCCATTAGGACGGAAGTAGGGAAACCGAAGGAACGCATCTTTCTTTATTGGAGGGTGTTATGACTTGGCAAGACTTCTGCCGTAAGCGTGAATTAAATAATCACAAAAAGCAACAACTACTTAAACTACGACAAAGGAAACACTATGTGGACTAAACCTGAATACACTGAGATGAGATTTGGTTTTGAAGTCACGATGTATATTGCAACTAAGTAAGGACGTATAATGGCTATATTTAGAGGAGCAGGAGGACCAGGAGATGCCACAACAGATGCTGCTAATGAAGCTAGTGTAGCATCTACAAAGGCTGCTGAAGCTGCTGCATCTGCTACTGCTGCTGCGTCCTCTGCCACTTCTTCTGCTACCTCAGCAACTTCTGCCGATGCTGATGCAACGTCAGCTTCTACTTCAGAAACTAATGCTGCTGCATCTGCTTCATCTGCAACTACTTCAGCAACTAACGCAGCTACTTCAGAAACTAACGCAGGGACTTCTGCTGCTAATGCAGCTATTTCTGCTACGTCTGCTGCTACATCTGCAACTAATGCAGCTACTTCAGAGACTAACTCTGCTACAAGTGAAGCAAACGCTGCTACATCGGCTGCAACGGCTGCTGCAGAGGCTGCTGCAGCACTAGCTGCTTTTGATAACTTTGATGATAAATATTTAGGTGCTAAGGCATCTGACCCAACACTAGATAATGACGGTGACGCTTTAGTTGCTGGTGCATTATACTTTAACACTACTTCAGGTGTTATGAATGTGTACACTGGTTCTACTTGGGTAGCTGCTTATGTATCTGCTGCTGGTGTTTTACTTCAAGCTAACAACTTATCTGATGTTGCTAGTGCGTTAACGTCAAGAGCTAATCTTGGTTTAACTATAGGTACTGATGTACAAGCACACTCTGCTGTACTAGATGCTACTACTGCATCATACACAACTGCTGAAGAGACTAAGTTAGCTGGTATAGAAGCCAGTGCTGACGTAACAGACGCAACTAATGTTACTGCTGCTGGTGCGTTAATGGATAGTGAAGTTACTAACTTAGCACAAGTTAAAGCATTTGATTCAACAGACTACGCAACTGCTGCTCAAGGTACGTTAGCTGATAGTGCTATACAGCCTGGTGATAGTCCATCATTTGCTGGTTTAACAGTAGACACAAGCACACTTGCTGTTGACTCTACAAACAACAGAGTTGGTATTGGTACTAGTAGTCCTACGGATCCATTAGATGTCGTAGGAACGATAAGAAGCAATGTTTCCTCCACAGGTGACTTTAACTTTAAAGCGACATCTACAGGTGGAGGACAATACCGTATTTATCCTGATGATGCAACTACTGCTAACCCAACCTGGTTTCATCAGACAAATAGTTCTGAAGATCAAGCGTTTGTTATAGGTGGTGTGGAGAGGGTGCGTATCAACTCCAGTGGTAACGTTGGTATTGGTACGAGTAGTCCTAGTACAGAATTGGATGTTTCAGGTACAGTAAACGCTACATCATTTACAGGTAGTGGTTCATCTTTAAGTGGATTAGTTAGTCAGACATCTGCAACAGGCTCTGCTGAGATGCCGGCAGGTACTACAGCACAACGAGACGTATCTCCTAGTGCTGGTTATTTAAGATTTAATTCTACTGATAGTTCTTTTGAGGGCTACGATGGCTCTGCATGGGGTGCTATTGGTGGTGGAGGAGGAGCTTCAGGCGGAGGTTCTGATGCTATCTTCTACGAGAACGGACAAACTATTACTACAAGTTATTCAATAACAGCAAGTACTAATGCAATGTCTACAGGGCCACTAACAGTTAATAGTGGTGTTTCAGTAACAGTCCCTAGTGGCTCAAGATGGGTGGTGTTATAAATGTCAATTACATTAAACGGATCGTCAGGAATACAGTTTCCTAACTTTATAGAGAACGAACAAAGCATTGACGCTGACTACACTATTGCAGCAACTAAGAACGCTGCAAGCATAGGTGACATAGAGATTAGTAGTGGCGTTACAGTAACTGTAACAAGCGGTGGGAACTGGGTGATCTTATGAGTACGTTAAGAGTTGACAGCATACAAGACACTGCTGGTGCTGATAATCAAGGCAAGATATTACAAGTTGTGCATAACACTACTCCTGTAGCCAGATATCAAGCTACCGTTACAACGTTTACAGATACTGGTTTTTCAGTAACTATTACGCCTAAATTTGCAAACAGTAAAATTAAAATAAATGTTTCATCAACTGTTTATGCTACTAGTCATTATGTTTATTTAGATATTTATAGAAACGGTACAACAAGTGTAAGTGGAGATACTACTAACGGTCTTACAGGAGGTACATCTTATTACACAACATACTGGCAAAACGTATCTGCGTTTGCATTTGATTCTCCAAATACAACTTCTGCGGTTACTTATGATATTTTTGCAAAAACTGTAAGCGGTCAGGTTATTGTTGGCTTTGGAACTAGCACAATTTATCCAAATGCAGTTTATATATCAGCTACGGAGATTGCACAATGATTAACTTAGACGGAATTGCTGATAAATCAGATGCACTTGTGTCTTTACGTCCTGACGCACAATGGGCAATGCGTGGTAATGAGCTTGAGTGGTTAGACACAGAGCAAACACAGCCAACTGACGCAGAGATAGACGCTGAAGTAATTAGACTGCAAGCTGAATACGATGCTAAACAGTACGCAAGAGACAGAGCAACTGCTTATCCATCAATCCAAGAACAACTCGACATGCAGTACTGGGATAGTGTGAATGGTACAACTACTTGGAAGGATGCTATTGCTGCTGTTAAGACGGAGAATCCTAAGCCATGAGTACAATCAAGGTAGACACGATTAAGAACACCAGCAACGTAGAAGTATATACCTGCAAGGCGTGGGTTAACTTTAGAGGCACAAGTACTGTAGCAATCAGAGCATCTGGGAATGTGAGTAGCGTAACTGATAGTGGCACTGGAATTTACGTAGTAAACTTTGAAACAGCAATGACAGATGCAAGTTATTCAACTGTGGTTACTTGTGAACAAGCTGAGTTTGCTGGTATGGGATCTCCTACAACTTCATCTATAACGGTTTATTGTGTAACACGACAAGATAGTTTATCTCGTTCAGACAACGAATTTATGAACGTAGCAGTCTTTAGGTAAATCAAATGAGTACACTTAAAACAGGAAAAGTAAAGACAACAACAATAGCTGACGAGTTAGACACAGAATCTACTGCGGTCACTAATGTAATTAACGGATCTGCAAAGGCTTGGGTTGATTATAATGGACTAGGTGCTACCATAAGAGATTCGTTTAATATATCTAGTGTTACTGACTCTGGAACAGGAGAGTTTGATGTAAATTTTACAACTGCGTTTTCTGATGCAAACTATTGTGTTGTTGCAGCAATGTCTGTTTATAGTTTTAACAGTGGAGGAAGTCAAGCGTCAGCTTGGTTGTCATCTGTTTCTACAGGAGACGTTGGTAGTACTTACGGAAATAAAACAACAAGTCAGTGTAGATTAAATTGCGCTATAAACGGAAACTCTAAAAATGATCCTGTTCATGTTGGAGCAGTGTTTTTTAAATAAGGAGCAATAATGGATAAAAGAATTATATATCCCACAGATGACGGAGGAGTTGCAGTCATAGTGCCTGCTCCTAATTGTGGATTAACAATAGAACAGATAGCAGAGAAGGATGTACCTGCTGGCAAGGAATATCAGATTGTAGATGTAATTGACATTCCTGGTGATAGAACTTTTAGAAATGCTTGGGAGTATTCATAATGCCAATTGTAACAAACTTAACTAAAGCAAAGACTATTGCACATGAGATGCGTAGAGCTAAACGTGAGGAAGAGTTTAAGCCACACGATGAAGTAATTATGAAGCAGATACCAGGGGCTGATGCCGATGCTGCTGAGACTGCTAGAGTAGCTGTTAGGGCTAAGTACGAAACAGTCCAGACTAACATCGATGCTGCTATTAATGAAACAGAGTTGCTTAATGTTGTGGAGAGTATGTAATGAGTAAAGTTGTTATTCAGGGACACGCTAGTGGGACAGGTGACTTTACCATTGCTGCTCCTAATAGCGACACTGATAGAACTTTGACGCTACCTGATGAAGCTGGAGAAGTTTTAGTAACTGACGGCACTACGTTAGTAGTTGATAATACTAATGACAGAGTTGGTATTGGTACAAGTAGTCCGTCTGCTAAACTTCATGTGTCTAACAATCAAGGCGGTGGTGTTGGACGTATATTGCTTGATGCTAATGTTTCAAGCGGTTATGAAACAAGCCTTAATGTTACAGATACAGGATTTGAAATAACTTCAAAAAGTAATTCTAGACCAATTATTTTTAATGCAGGGACAACTCCAGCAGAACATATGCGTATCGACGGCAGTGGTCGTGTTACTACACCAAATCAACCATCTTTTCATGCTCATGCTAATTTCAATTTAAATCACGGATCATCTCCAACTACATATGTTTGGAATCTAACTCAACATAATATAGGTAATCATTACAATACAACAACTGGCAGATTTACAGTTCCTGTTGCTGGTAGATATTTTTTTAGTGTTGAAGCATTACAAAATGTTGGCGCAAGTTCTTACTACACAAGAGTGTATTTATTTAAAAATGGTGCTTTATATATTGATGGTTTAAATAGTGCATTGCTTCAAGGGAATTATGGAAAAGTTCATATCAATGCGGTTGTAGAAGCAGCAGCAAACGACTACTTTGAAACTGTTTTTGTAAGCAATAATGGAGCAGCATATGTATACGCAACTTATTCGTATTTTTCTGGGCATTTATTAGGATAAAAAATGGCAACTTACACAGTAACATTAACAACAGCAGAAGATAAATCATTACGCTATATATCAGCATCAGCGCAAGATTGGATTAACAATGCGACAAAGAACAGAGCAAGAGTAGCTAAAGAAGAAATTATTGCTAAGTTAGTTGCTCACTGTAATGCTAATAGTATTGCAATAGCTACTGGAGAAGATGCTCAAGTTACTCAAGCATTTGATCTTGGTGTTGTTCAATTCTTAGCTGATGTACCTGCACCGGAGCTACCGTAATGAGTACAATCGCAGTCAATGCAATTACAGATGCCAATGCTGGTAACACAACAAGCATCAATGGAGTTACGCCTAATACATCTAACGTAATCGGTAAGAATAAGATTATGAACGGTGCAATGACTATTGATCAGAGGAATGCTGGTGCAAGTATTGACACAGGTCAATATTATAATTATACAGTTGATCGGTGGGTTGCTTTTAACAACGTAGGCACAGGTAAATATACAATCCAACAAAACGCTGGGAGTGTTACTCCACCAGAAAACTTTGCAAGCTATGTAGGAGCAACATCTTCGTCTGCTTACACATCACTAGGGTCAACAGATTCTTTTAGTTTATATCAAAGAATAGAAGGATTAAATACATCAGATTTAGGTTTTGGTAAATCAACAGCTAAATCAATTACTTTATCTTTTTATGTTAGATCTAGTTTAACTGGTACTTTTGGTGGTGTAATTGCTAGTAATAACAGAACAAGAACTTATCCTTTTACTTACGCAATTAGCAATGCCAACACTTGGGAAAAGAAAACAATCACTATTGCTGGAGATACTAGCGGAACATGGTTAACAACTAATGGAATTGGCGTAGAACTTATTTTTCAGTTAGGGGCAGGTTCAGGTCTTTTAGGAACAGCAGGTCAGTGGGCAAGTGCTAACGTAACAGGAGTTACTGGAGCAACTAACCTTGTTAGTACAAATGGTGCTACTTGGTATCTTACAGGAGTACAACTAGAAGCTGGATCATCAGCTACTGAGTTTGAGCATAGACCGTATGGGACTGAGTTAAGTCTGTGTCAGAGGTATTACTTTAGGACTGCCAGTATTGCAAGTTATCCTACAGTTGCCATTGGATATTTAAATACATCAACACAAGCTAATTTTAGTTTTCAATTTCCAGTTGAAATGAGAGCATCTCCCTCATCTTCTTATAGTGGATGTAGAATTAGATATCAAGGAGGTAGCGGAACTATTTCTGGTATTGCTTCTACATTTGCCAGTTCATCTCACGCAGAGTTAGGAATAACTACAAGTTCAATACCAACAGGTTATCCTGTTGGACTACAAATAAACGGTAATGCTACAAACTTTGTAGCTTTTAGTGCGGAGCTATAAATGTATAAATTATCACCATCGGAAGAAGGAATAACGTTTAGTGTAATTCGTGTAACAGACAATGTTGCTATACCTTTTGACGAAGCAAACAGAGACTATCAAGAATACTTAGAATGGTTGGCAGAAGGTAACACACCGGAGGCTGCGGATGAGTGATGCTAGATTAAAGAGAGCAGGTGTATCAGGGTTTAACAAACCTAAGCGTACACCTAACCATCCTAAGAAGTCTCATGTTGTTGTAGCTAAAGAGGGTGACAAAGTTAAGACTATAAGGTTTGGTCAGCAGGGAGTATCAGGTGCAGGTAAGTCTCCTAAAACAGCATCAGAGAAGGCTAGACGTAAATCATTTAAAGCAAGACACGCTAAGAACATATCTAAAGGTAAGATGTCAGCAGCATATTGGGCTAATAAGGAGAAATGGTAATGCCAGCTAAAAAAGGATTGTACGCAAATATTCATGCTAAACGTAAACGCATTAAAGCAGGTTCTGGTGAGCGTATGCGTAAAGTAGGTAGTGCTGGTTCTCCTACTGCTACAGCGTTTAAGAAAGCTAAACGAACAGCTAAGAAAGCTAAATAATGGAAGATCTAAATCAACAAATAGGTAGGCTAGAAGCACAGGTAGAGTCTTTACAGCGTCAGATGGAACAGTTGCGTATAGACGTTCAAGGAATGACTGAAGTAGTAACTAAATGGAAAGGTGCTGGTGTACTGCTACTAATACTAGGTGCTTCCTTTGGGTGGCTAGTAGACCTTATCCTTAACAGATGATTAGAAAGTACTTGATTTTATTGTCAATATGTGCTATAATATCCTTACAAGGATGTACTGCATTAGGAATTGCTAAAGCTATAATGCCAGGTAAATCTGGTACTAATGTCAATGCTAATGCTCAGGTAGGTAAAGAGAATACACAGCAGGTAGTAGGTCAACAAGACAACACCAAGATCGAAGGTGAGAATGTTAATGTTAGTCAGAAGGAAAATGACACCAGCATTAACACATCTAAAGTAGATAGCCTAGTGCAAAATAATACTAATGTACCACTGTGGTACTTATTGTTGTTGGTATTAGGGTGGTTACTTCCTAGCCCACAAGAGATATGGAATGGGTTTATCGGATCAATAGAAAGATTAATTCATGGCAAGAACAGTAAGCGTAGCAAAAACACTAGACTCAAGTAGTAGTCCTGCTGCTAATGTAAAGCAAGTATTATTTACTGTACCTGCTAAAAACACAGGACTATGGTTAGTTAAATATATTATTAGTTTAGATGGTAACGAAACACCAAAAGTTTATTGGTATGATTCTTCAGAGAATGAAGAGTATCTAATAGTTGCTGGTAAAAACTTAGGCGTTGGTGAAAGTATTTTACTAGATGGTCAAGCTTCTGTTGCAATGCAAGAGCATGACGAAATACGAATACAAAACTCAGGCACTACTCATGCAGTAACTTACTTATCAACAATAGAATTACAACCAGCACAAGCAACACAATTTCATAACTAATAGGAGATAGATATGCCAGGATATGGATACGGTAAAAAGATGAAACCAATGAAGAAAAAGAAGAAACCAGTAAAGAAAAAGAAGTAATGCCTAATAGCAAGAAAACCAAAAGGTTTAGATAATGAACTACTTAGATTTAGTTAATGACGTACTAATAAGACTTAGAGAAGACGAGGTAACTGCTACAACAGATACTCCGTACTCTAAACTTATCGGTAAGTTTGTTAACGATGCTAAAAGATTTGTAGAAGATTCGTATCAGTGGAATGCTTTGTCTGAAACGTTGACGGTTACTACTGCTAATGATTTGTTTAACTATGTTATGACAGGATCAGGACAACGATTTAAAGTCATTGATGTTATTAATAGTGAGGACAATTTTTTCTTAGAGTATATGCCTTTTAGCCAGATGAATAATTTGTTTCTTAATCAGACACCACAAAAAGGTTCTCCATACTACTATAACTTTAATGGTGTTGATGCTAATAACGACACTCAAGTCGATATCTTTCCTATTCCTGATGGGGTTTACAATGTGTTCTTTAACATTTATAAACCACAAGAACCTCTAAGTGCTGGAGCAGACGTACTTAAAGTTCCTTCAGAGCCTGTACTTAAATATGCTTATGCAATGGCTGTAGCAGAACGAGGTGAGGACGGTGGACTAGCGGCACAAGAAGCTACTGCAATGGCTGACTTGTCTTTAGCAGATCATATAGCTATTGAGAATGGTAGATACAGTGACGAATACGTCTGGCATCAAGTCTAATGGCTGGTCGATTACAATCATCAACAATATCAGCACCAGGCTTTTTAGGTGTTAATACACAAGAGAGCAGTGTTGATCTTGCATCAGGCTATGCACTAGAAGCATACAACTGTGTCATAGATAAGTTTGGTCGTATCGGTGCTAGACGAGGTTGGCAGAAAGTAAACAGTTCTACTAACTCTGATTTATTAGCAAACGACATTGAGTTTATTTATAACATACCTGAGACAGATGTAACGCTATGCGCAGGTAATAATTTAATACTATCCAAAGCTAGTGGTGCAAGTACATTAGTTACTGAAGTAAACACAACAGTAGCTGATGCAGCAGGAACAGGTACAACAGCATATAGCATCACAGGTAACGATTGGATGGGTGCTAGTATTGTGTTTGGTGAAGGACCGGATATCAGTCCTCATGCTTACTTGGCACAGGCAGGACACTTACCGTTAGTCTATCACAAACTAGGAGCTAGTCATGCACACACAGGTGCTTATGGTTTTAACTTACTTAGCGATGCTGGCTCAGTACCTACCACCTACGCTTCTCCTAGTGATTTTAAGCCTAATGTAGTTATAGGCGCATATGGTAGAACATGGTGGGCAGACATTGTTAATGATGAACAAACACTTTACTTTAGTGCGTTACTAGATGGTACTAATCTTGCAACAGGTGACTCAGGTTATTTGTCATTGATTGATGTGTTTCCTAACGGAGACGAGATAGTAGGACTAGCAGCACACAACGGTTTCTTAATTATATTTGGTAGAAGAAACATTGCTGTTTACGCTAACCCTATTGATGTTACTCGATTAGAGTTAGTAGATCTAGTAGCTAACGTAGGATGTATTGCTAGAGATAGTATTGTCAACACAGGTACGGATGTTATGTTCTTGTCTGACACAGGTGTAAGAAGTATTGCTCGTGTTATTCAAGAAAAGTCAGCACCTATAAACGACATATCGTTTAATGTCAGAGATGACTTAGTATCTTTTGTAGAATCTCAAGGTACTAACACAATAAAGATTAAAGCAGCTTACTATCCTAAAGATGCTTTTTATATTTTAACACTGCCTTTATCTAAGTATGTATTTTGTTTTGATTTGCGAGGTAGACTACAGAATGGTGCAGCAAGGGTTACTATCTGGGATAGCATTGAACCCACCGCCTTACATGTCACTTATACAGGCGATCTTCTTCTAGGTAAAGAAGGTTACTTAGGTAAATACACTGGTCATTTAGATGACACAGAAACCTATAAAATGAAATACTTTACTAATCATTTTGATTTAGGTAGTCCTACAACATTAAAGTTTTTAAAGAAAGGAAACTTTACAGTTGTTGGTGGTATTGGTCAGAACGTAGTTATTAAATATGGATTTGATTATGTTAGTTCTTATCGAGACATAAGAAAAACATTAAAGGCAGGTACTGTTACTGAATACAACATTGATGAATACAGTATCGGTGAGTATACAAACGGTCTTGCATTAGAAGAAGTTAAGTCTAACTTAGCAGGTTCTGGTTCTATTATTCAACTAGGATTTGAAGCAGACATTAATCAGAATCCTTTATCAATACAAAAGATAGATGTTTATGTTAAAGCAGGTAAAACAATTTAAGGAATAAGAATGTCATCGTATAGTAAATCTACAAATTTTACAACTAAAGATGGATTAACTTCTGGAGATCCAGGTAAACTTATTAAAGGATCAGAAGTAGATGCAGAACTTATTGCTGTTGAAGCTGCTGTTAATTCTAAAGCAGATCTTGACGGTCCTGCTTTAACTGGAGTACCTTCAGCACCTACAGCTTCTGCAGGAACTAATAGCACACAGATTGCTAGTACAGCTTTTGTAACTACTGCGGTAACAAATGCTACAGGTTCTCTTGGAACTTTATCTACTCAAGACGCTAACGCAGTAGCTATAACAGGAGGTACTCTTACAGGTACTACAGTTAACGGTATTACCGTAGGCTCTAATGGCTCAGGAACTAAAACGATATCAACTGCTAGTCCTAGTGGTGGGTCTGATGGGGACATTTGGTATAAAGTTGCATCATGAGATTATCTGTTAAACATTCAGGTACTATCAAAGATCCTAATGAACTTTATGTTAAGGATGCAGGTACTTGGAAAACAGTTACTAATCTTTATGTGAATGATGCTGGTGTTTGGAAGCAAGTATTCCCACCTACAGGTACTCAAGAATATACTACAGCAGGTACTTACTCATTTGTAGTTCCTCAAGGTATTTTTAGTTTAAGTTTAGATAAGATGTCTGGTGGAGGAGGTGGTGGTCCATCTGGTTATCATTCAGGTGACTGCCACTCAGGTGTTCCTGGTAATGCAGGTACTGCTTACACAACTGCTCAATCTTTTTCTGTAACGCCTGGAGAAACACTAACAGTGGTTATAGGTGCAGGTGGTATAGGTGGTTGTTGCTGGGCATTTCAAGCACCACAAAGAATAGGTACTAATGGAGCAGCAACTGAAATTAAAAGAGGCTCAACTGTTTTGTACACAAGATCAGGTGGCAGCAGAGGAGTTGGTTACTACTATAGTGGTTCAGACTTTGTAACACCAGGATTAACCAACGGAACTGGTTACGGAACAGGCGGATATGGCGGTAGCTGTACAGGAAACGGTGGTAATGCTTTAGCTGGAGGGGCTAAGTTATCATGGTAATAATGCCTAAACTCACAGATAAAGAAACAGAAAGCAGACGTAAAGAAATATGTAATTCTTGTGAAAAAAGTAAACTAGGTGTATGCACCAAATGTGGTTGTGTACTTAAATTAAAAGTTAAATTTGAACAGAATGAATGTCCGTTAAATAAATGGTGACAGAACAGGATATTAAAAGATATTTAGAAAAGTCTAAAGACAAAAACATAGAAACAGAAAATCTAATAGAGAACGAACATGGTTTCATGTCTTGGACAACTTGGGAAGATTACTTAGTAGCTATTCAAGTTTATGGCGATGGTGATTACTGGAATCAAGAGTTAAATAAATTAGCTAAAGAACTAGGATATGAGAAGATTATGATGGCTACTAAAAGAAACTACAAAGGTTTTGAAAGAAAGTTCGGGTTTAAATTAACAGGATATGTCTTAGAGAGAAGGGTACAGTAATGGGTAAAGTTGTCGGTGGGATAGTAGGGGCAGCAGGTAGCTATCTAGGAGCTAAAAAAATTGCCGATGCTCAGGGCAAGCAAGGAGCTTTACAACAAGCCGCTGGTGAAAGGGCGGCAAATATGGCATCCTTTAAACCTGTTGCTATGATATCTACTCCACTTGGAGGAACAACAGGAACAGGCGGCTACACAGTATCTCCTGAAGTAGCTAATGTACAAGGACAGCTAGTAGATCAGCTTGGGATTAGTATGGGCCAAGCTCAACGAGCCGCCGAGATGCAGCCGCAGTATGAGCAAGCTGCTCAAGGTTTGTTTACTATGGGTCAGAGTGCTATTCCTGGTGCAACTTTTGATGATACTGTTACTAACATACTTAATAAAAGATTTGAAGCTAGACAACCTTTTGAAGAAGAGCAGATACAACAATTAGCAAGAACAGGTTTTGGCAGGGGTTCTGCTGGTCTTAGGGTAGGTGGCGGCAATCCAATGCTGGATGAGTATTTAGCTCAAAGAGACGAAAGAGTCTTTGAAGATGAGCAAGCAGCTATTCAAGAAGCTATGCAACGTATTAAGTTTGGTCAAGGTTTATTTGGTGGTGCTGCTCAGACACAAGGACTTGGATATGACTTACAGACTGCTTCTTTGAAGCCAACCTTAGGCTACTTACAAGCAACTCAAGCAGCGTCTGACCCAGCAAGGCAGTTATACCTGGATTCATTAAAAGAAGCACAGTTAAGGACTGGTGCAGGTATGAACCAAGCTCGTTCGTACATGGCAGGTGCTATACCTTCTGCTGCATCTTATGGAATGCAAGGAAACGTAAGAGGAGCGGCCCTTTCAGGACTAACTGAAAGTCTTGGTACAGGATTATCAGGTATGAAATTTCCAACCATGAATGGAAGCCCTAATAACACAGGTTTATTTAATAATTATAATCAGTTTTTACCTGACTTTACATTTGGACAAGGATAGGAGATAAATATGGCTCAACAACAAATGTCTTTATTTGGTCCTACTCCTGATGAAGTAAGAGCAGCAAGACTAGAACAACAACGACAACAAGGCGAAGACAGATTTGCTGCAAATATCGCAGCATTTAAAGGAGATCTTCCTGGCGTTGCTACAGGATACGCACTAGGTGGTAACGTAGGTAGAGGACTAACACAAGCCGCTAGAGGTCTTTTTGGTCAGGAAGTTGAAGATCCTTTACTTGAGAAATCAATTGTAATGGATTCTATTACTAAAGAGTTTGAAGGTCTTGATTTTAACGATCCTGGGACTCTTCAAAAAGTTGCTGGAAGACTTCAGGAAGCTGGTTTGTATAACGAAGCTATGAACGTGTTTGATAGGTCTTTAGCTATCTCAACTAAGATGGCTGAGTTAGGGGCTAAGACTAAGAAAAAATATAACAGTTTAAGTCTAAACGACATAACAAAAATAACGTCTCTCGCTGAAAACGTAGAAATGACTCAAGAATTTTTAGATACTTGGGACGATGTTTTTGTAAACCCTATGCATATGTTAGTGCCTAAAGGTGGTGACATACAAAAATGGCTTGTTGACACTGTTAATATAGGAACTCCAGAAGCTCAAGCAAGGGCCAACTGGTGGAGAAACTACCAAAGTAAAAAGAACAAAGTTAGAAATGCATTGTTTGGAGGTGCTTTAACGCCTACAGAAAAAGAAGAATTTGAAAAAGCTGATATTGACTTAAACATAAGAAATCCTGAAACAATTAAATCTAATTTAAGAAGACAAGCAGACCTTGCTAATAAAGGGTGGGCTAGGCTTACTAAAGCCTTAGAGATAGCAGGATATGATCCCACTATAGTTAACAGTTTAACTGGAAACGCTTTAGATTTAGCGTTAAAAGATCAAAGAGTAACTGATGCTTTAGAAGAACAAACTAAAAAAGAATCAGAATTTTCAACACAGGGACCGTTAAAAACAGGATACGGTTTTGAAAAAGGAAAACAAACTGGTATTAAACCTATCTTTTCTGATAGTTACGAAAATTTTTAAATAGGAAATAAAATGGCAAAGAGTTGGCAATCAGTAGATGGGCTTATAGAGATAAATGGTATTCCAGATTATGTGGATACTGATAGTTATGACTTTATGCAAAAAATCAGAAACAAATACCGCGATAATAAAGTTGATGTTCCTAAACAATACCAAATAGATATAGGAGAAATCGGAGAAGGTTTCATGAGCAATGCTATTCCTTCTACTGTCCAACTAGGCCAAGATTTAGCAACTGCTGTATTAAACCCTATTGACACAATGTCTAATATATTAGATGTTGGTAAAGGAACAGTCCAGTATCTTCTTCCTGACAAAGTTTTTGAAAGTGGTCTAATAGACAAAGATAAAGAATCCATCGAAAAAGCAAAAATGATGGGTAATTTTTATAAGAGTAGATACGGAAGTATTGAACTAGCAAAAGAAACTTTTGCAAAAGACCCGGCTGCAGTTCTTGCTGATGCTTCTATGTTCTTAACAGGAGGTGCAGGTGCTTTAGCTAAAACTGGTCAGTTTGCTAAAACATCAGGAGCAATTAGAAAAACAGGAGAGTTATTAGATCCTCTTGCATTAGCAGGATACGGTGTAAAAGGTCTAGCATATCCTGCTACAAAACTAGGAACTTTTTTACCTAAAATAGCAGCAGCTAGATTAAGTGGTACAGGCACTAAACCTTTTGAAGAAGCGTTTAAAGCAGGTGAGCAATATGGTAAATCAAAAAAAGGAAAAACAGGTAGGCAAAGGGCTGACTTTTGGAAATACTATAGTGGTGCTAAAAAACCTTTAACCATTGTAGATGAACTAAGAAGTGCTTTTAGTAAATTAAGTGATAGAAACAATGCCAAATGGGAAAAAGGTATTGAAGCCTTAAAAGAAAATAAAACGGTTCCTGATTATACAGCATTAGGACAGTCTTTAAACAAAATCAATTCTGAGGTTATCGATCCTTCAAGTGGGTTTGTTGTAAACGCAGCAGTAGCTAAAACTTTAGAAGACACGCAAAAAATTATTAATGAGTTTGCAAACAAACCGGAGTTACAAAATTTATACGGTTTTGAGTTATTAAGAAAAAGAATACAAGCAGACGTTAAAGATAGAATAAGTTATGATACTAAAGCCGGTAAGTCTCAGTCAAGAGCAGTAGATGAAGTTTTAAGCAGTATTAAACAAACAATATCTAAAGCAGAACCGTCATATGCAGATATGATTGGTAAGTATGCTGAAGCTAGTGCATTTATGGACGACTTTGCTTCTACACTAGGAGAGCTAACACCTGCTGGTAAGGCACAAGCGCTGAACAAATTCCTTGAAGGAATTAATAACCCAACAGGAGATTTTTCTGTAACGTTAGGCATGATACAAGAGGCTGAGTTAATAAGTGGTAAAAACATCGAAGCTATGCTTTCTGGAGCTATCTTAAATAACGTAAATATTAACAATTTTAGTGGTAGAGGTCTTGTAGGATTAGGAGGTATTGGTCAAGTAGTACCTGGTACTCAAGCGGCTGGTATGCCTTTATCTATTCCAAAAGTTATAGGAGGTGTTTCTTACGGCGCTGGGCGTGTTAAAGGGGCAGCAGAAAAGATAAGACCAGAGGTAAGTACTAGAGGTTTGTTTAACGTAGGTGTACAGCCTACAAGAGCAGGAATAACAGATCCTACACCAACAACAGAAGAAGAGCTTAGACAGTTACTAATTAATAGACAATTAAATAGATAGGGCAAGTAATGGATATTTTAAAATCACTAGGTATAGGTCAAAAAAGTAGCTATCAGAAAGAAAGAGACGCAAGTCCTGTTTTGTCTGCAATGTTTGAAAGAAGACAGCCTACGCTTGAGGAAATTCGAGAACAAGAAAGACTGAATCGTGCAGCAGGTGTAACTTTCCCACGTTATCAAGGTAATATTTCTCTTAGTTCAGGAGAGAAACTAAGGAACATAGGTGGTCTTACTTATGTTGTTCCTGCTGATTCTCCTGCTGCCTCTATTAACACGACAGGTATTGATTTGTCTGCGGATATCCGTATGCCTGATTCTCCTATTCCTCCTATGCCAGCGGATGGTATGGGTGGTTATAGTCAAGGCGGTGTGTTTAGTCCTCCTGCTGCACCTATGCGTGTTGAAAGACCACCTGAGAGACCTGCTCCTTTTAATCCTGAACAGCAGATCGACGGTTCAGCTAACAGGATGCAAGACATAATACCTGTTAAACCTAATGTCTCAGGTATGTTAGACAACTTAATAGAAAGAGAATTTGCTAGGGCTAAAGGTAGAGAGAACGCACCTAGTTTACCTTTACGACGATCTAACAGCATGCCTCAAGCTCGTTCTGTAATGCCACAACGAGGACCGGAAGACAACACAGGTCTATTCTACACTCTTCCTGACGCTACTATGCCTACAGGTGTAGGTGGGCAGCTTGAACCGCTTGTTCCTGATATGTTTGGAGGTCAGTTACCTATGCCTAGTCCAACTGAATATAACTCCGATCCTTTAGGCATTAATGATATACCGATACAGTCTAATCCTTTAGCGGAGTTACCTCTAGGTACAATGATTGACGAACAAGGAAACTTAGTTAATGCACAGACAGGTGCAATCATTACTCCTAACTATCAGCCTGATTATTAACGCAGGAGAAGTAATGCCAAAGATAACAATACAACCTGGAAATACTTTGTTTCAAATAGCTAGAGGAACTGGATACACTCCAGAACAGTTAGCTGCTTACAATATGATAGAAGACCCTAATCAAATTAGAGTAGGTCAGGATATTTTTATTCCTTATTCACGACAAGAGTTTGAATCTTTTGCTGGTCCGATGACACAACCTGTACAAGCGGCTACGACTGTTCAACCTACAGCAACACAACCTGTTGTTCAGACAAGTCAAGCGCAAGTTGTAGACACACTATCTCGTGAGGAAAAAGCATTATTAGATGCAATATCTTTTGCTGAGGGTACAACATCAAGTTATGGTACTTTATTCGGCGGTACAGTTTTACCGGAGCTAGAAAAAGGAAACTACACTGTTGGACAAGTTATCGATATGTCAAAATCTAAGATGCTTCCTGACGGTATAACTAAAGCAGGATACGGGACGTATAAAGGTCAAGAATCAGGAGCTACTGGGAAATATCAATTAATGGGTTTTGTATTAGAGGAAGAAGCAAAAAAACAAGGAATTGACTTAAATAAAAAGTTTACTCCTGAACTACAGGATAAGATTATGATTGAAAGAATAAAAAGAAAAAGAAAAATAGATACAGACGATTTATCTAAAACAGGTTTAACACAAGATATTTTAGACAAGTTAGCTAAAGAGTTTGCATCTATACCTTATTCAAAAAAAGGTTTTAAGTCTTATTACGGTCAGCCAAATAAACAAGCTATAGACATTATAAAACACTATAACCAATCATTAAGTAGATAATGGAAAACTTCATCGTCAACTTCTGGGAGATCATCTCTGGTCTTCTTATCGTAGTGTTCCTAGCAATAACTTGGAAGGCAGAGATCGGCGCGAGGATCTCAGTGTTAGAAGAGAAAGTACGCGCCTTGTTTGATCTCATTAATAGTAAGAAGGATTAAATCTCACACACTCCTGCTGTACAAGCCAGTGTCTGTACTCCCTCCACGTTATCATCAACCTCGATGAGACTGTCCCACTCAATACTCTTAGGCATCTTGTGCAACAGTTCTTTATACTCCTCCTCACTGCACTCTTCATAGGGTGCTTGTTTGTATGTCCCTCCGTCATACGGCAAGAAGCTAACACCACTGACATCATCGAAGTTCTTCCAAATCCATGAGCCTACCTCAGGCCACTCATGCTCCTCAACAGAGATAGTGACTGAAGGTTTATGCTCACACCAGTGCTTCTGATACATCAACCATAAGTCTAAGTGTTGTATCGCGGTCAAGTCATCACGTAGTAGTGCATTGTCTGGTGACTTCTTAGGAAAGCTAAAGACAGTAGTAGACTCTGGTCGTAGCACACAATCCTCAGAAGGTATACCTTGCTCAGTCATGAACGTGGACAGAGGATCTTTCTTATCGCCTCGTACCCTGCGGACATAATACTTACTATGTCTCGTATGAATCCCAGAGGCAGAGTCAACAAGCTGACTAACAGTGCCAGAAGGCTTAATACAAGTGATGGCAGCAGATACAGGGATATCAAGCTCAGTGGATAACTGTAAGTTTGTATCAACCGATATGTCTCTGAGTCTTTCAAGCATTGCCTTAGTCTTGTCACTGGTTTCTCCCATGAGTTTGTTGTCCAGGATGCCGGTAAGTGACACACCGAGTAGTCTCTCAGCTTCAGTGTTCTTCTGCCATACCTTACGAAGATAAGGGAAGTGAGTCATCGTGGACTGATACGTTCCTAAGATAGTAGCTAGTCTGACCTTACGTTCTAGGTCTTGCTTGGTATCTGTAGATCTAACTACTACCTCAGACAGGTTACAGAACTGATAAGGTCTAAGGATAATCTCTGAACAAGGGTTAGTACCATACTCAAAGTCTGTATCCCTACGACCATTCTTCTTAGCTGTGTTGACAGCAGCCTCACGATTAAAGATACCTCGCTCACCACTGTGACTGTGATACAAGCTGGTCCACTCGTTTAGAAACTGTCCTACGTCAGGCTTGGTAGCATACACCGCAGAGTTGTTAGCCAACGCACGTTGAGGATTAGCTTCCCACCATTGACCTACCTTAGCGTGACGCATCTTGTCATCCTCTAAGTCAGACAGTGAGATCATAGCTGAACGTCTAACACCACCCACTACGACAACCTCAGCCACCTTACACATAATGTCGTGGCACTCTAGTGTGTTTAGTTTCCGACCTGTTGCTCCCTGGAACTTAGCGATAACAAACTTAAACAACTCATGTAAAGGTTCTGGTCCACTAGCCCTACCGCCGAACGTCTTTAGTCTAGCACCTGCTGGTCTAACCTTGCTTGTATCCCACCGGGGTATCTCACCAGAGTACAACAAAGCAATGACCTGACGTAGTGACTTAGCCCAACCTTCCTTGCTATCAGGTACAACGATAGTTGTTTCAGAGTCGAACAACTGGTCAGGTATCTCAGGTAACTTGTCAACGTACTTATGTTCAACACTAAACCCTACACCAGTACCACATAGTAGTATGTACATAGCCTCATCAAATGCTTTGGGATCATCGACAGGCATATAGCTACAGTTGTATCCTGCTGTGTTGTCCCTATCGAGTGCCTTACCTGCAGCCATGATAGCTCTCATTGAAGGCACAACCTCTAGGTTCTTGATAGCTTCACGCAACTCTGAGTCTGTCTCCATTGGAATAACATGGTTATGCTTAGTCTCCAGATGGTTCTTCATAAAGTCCATGTATCTATCAACTGTTTCAAACCAGTTCTCTCTACGTCCTTCGTCCTGCACGAATCTGCAGTACCTGCTCTTCGCAATATACTCTTGATAAAAATCCATTAGTCTATTTCCTTTATTAGTTTATCATAGTTATCTTCTACTACGTCTTCAAATCTATCTAGTATGTCAGACGAGGTGAGGTCTAATAGTTCTATTATATCAACCTCATCTAACACACTAAGTTTTTCTATGAGTTCAGCAAGCGTCAGTGTTATCACGTTCAGTCTCCAAGTCCTCATTAGTCATGACAACTAATGCTGCGTACCCACCTATGTCATGCCATGAATCATTGAGATAGTAGTTACCGTTAAGTATCCTAGCCATCTTGTTAGCAATCATGTCCAGGCTTTCTCTCATATAAGTAGGCATAGCCTTATAATTAGGAGAGTCTTTGATTATTGACTTTATGTTTTGAGAGATGTCACTCACAACACGGTACTGTCCGTACTGTCCTTCTCTTGTTGATAATGTCTCATTAATTTCCATATTGTTTCCTTAAATAGTTAATTGATACTGGCATCTCGTCAAAGCTACCATCGTTTACTTCGTTAAGCATCCAGATACCAGACCAGCTACCGTTAGTCTGAGGAGTTAGATAGTCCTCGTCATGTTGATAGTAGATACCAGCAAAGATACCAGTGATACCCTTACCATCTGCTTTCTTACTGAAAGAGATAGCTCTGTCTTGTACGTGTCCCATGATACAACTCATGTGTTTCTTTTGCAAGAGTAAACCAGGATTACTAACAGGTCTACCCATCACGCCAGACGTAAAGTAATGGCTGTATGCGATACCGTTAATGACAGGAACAGAAAGAAAATCACGGACCTCCCAGTTGTATTTCTTTAGATTAAAATCACTGTAACCAATCAACCCTTCTAGTTTTCTATCAGACTCGATAGCTCTCTCGATACGTTGCTCGTGATTACCAATAAGAAATATCTTCTTGGGTTTCCATACTCTCTTTTTGTTTTCTCTCTGTCTTTTCTGTTCTTCAATGATAGGTTTCATTAAAGCATCCATAGCCTTATTACCTGCTTGAATGTCATCATTGTAAGTTCTACCTTCAAAAGACTTTTTACCTACGTCATAGACACTCAGGCTTGGCATATCCCAATGATCTCCTAAATGAACAATGACATCAGGCTTAGTCTTGACAGCATATTTCCCGGCCCACTCTAAATGATTATAAGGGTTTCCCGGTTTACATTGCGTGTCAGGAATTATCAAGTGTCGCATTGGTTCCTTTCAATAAAGTAACAAAGTATTCTGCATCAATAACAGCAAGAGGTTTAGAGTGATTCTGTTTGACAATGACTGTCGGTTGTCTACCCTCAGGACAGTTGTCAGCAGCTTGAGAATAGAAAGCATAAACAGCCATCGACTCTCTGGACTTACACTCTACAGATATACCTAACTGATCCCCTACTTCTTGAGAGAACAGTATGTCCTCACCTCCAGCACCCATGCTAGTTGATCTTACATCGGCCCTGGAAAACGAGAATTGTTCAATAAGTTGATCTCTGAACCACTGTTGTAATTTTCTGCCTTTGGCTTTTGCACTTTGGGTTTTGATGGTTTTCTCCTTAAATCTAAAAACTTATCTAGTCTTACTTTTTTAATACTCTTAATCCATTGTTTTGGTATGTGTATCCTGGAGTTAGACTGATCATGAGAGATAACAGCCGCAAGGCAAATAGCATCTTCTGTCTCGTCAACAATAAACCCTATACTAAGACAAGGATGTACATCTACTTTTACTTCTGTTTCCCAACCACTATCAGACACAGCATCAACCCATTGGACATAACCTATTGTGAAATGTTTGGCGGTTTCCATAATTGCTTCTCTTTTCTTCTTATCCATAACAACCTTCCACGTTCAGTTAGTTTATCAATATCTCCTTCATACTTTTCTAACACGGCTTCAAAAAGCTGTCGCTCACCTATACAATCTTTAAGTATCTTTTCTGCTTTCTTAGGTCCAATACCTTTAAGTCCAGGAATATTATCAACACGATCACCGGTTAGTATCTGCATGTAAAAGTTTTTTATAGCTTCTTCTTCTGTGACATGATAAAGATCTTGCTTTACGAAGTTATAATGCCATCCTCTAATCATATCTAAGTCTTTATCAATAGACATGATGCAGCTTTTGTTTTCAGGTAGAGCATAAGCCGCAATACCTATAGCATCATCTGCTTCTTGTCCTTCAATTAACTCGAAACACCATTTGCTCATGAGATAAGAGCGAAGTGTATCGTAATGTATAGGTCTTCTAACACCTTTACGATTAGCTTTATACTCTTGCTCAGTAGCTATGTCTTGTCTATAGTTAGACTTCCCTGTAATGAATCCAGTATATGAATCTATATCGTCCAGTTCTAACAAGTTCTGAACAAAATTACCCATACGTGCTATGGCGAACTTTTCATCTTCCGGATCATTAACAGAGAAGCCTACCCGATAAACAAGTATGTCTCCGTCAATGAGGGCTTTTGCCTTATTCATTGACTTAGACAAGTTACAAAGTCTCTGCTTCTTCTAACTCAGCAGGGCTAACACCAGTGTATTCAATTAAATCAGTAATAACTAACTTGTTGATACCGGCTGAGACACCGTCCTTACCTCTGAACGTATACTTATATGGCTTAATCCAAGCAACGCCCTTAGAGCCATTACCTACCTTAGCATTAATAGTTGAACCGTCAGACATCTCAGTCTTGATAGGATAGTTCTTAGATTTCGCTACAATGAAGAAACCTTTTTCATCCTTCTTCTTGACATCAATACCTGCAGATTCAATTCTCTCTATTGCTTCCGGTGAGAGGTTACAAAGATCAACCTGGTATCGCTCAGACATTTGATTAGGTGTGTCTAAAAATGCCCACATAATATCAGCTTTTACTTTGAAAGGACTTAAATCTAAATTTGCCATACTCTACTTCTCCTTAATGTGTAGTTGCCCAGTTAGTTCCAATTTTATACTCGCCGTCGAGTGGACAACGTAGCCCTAATGCGAGTCCTGCTTGCTGAATTGCCTGAACGCCTAATTGACCTACAGATTCAGCAAATTCTTTTGATGTTTCAATCTGCCATTCGTCATGAACATTTGCAACAAAGGAACCTAATATTATATCAGAGTTTATCTTCTCGTGCAACAATACTAATGCTTTTTTCATAACTATTGCACCTGCTCCTTGCAACAATGTGTTGAGTGCGGCATGTTGCGATCTAATGATTAGCCGCCTACCGTCCAAACCAGGTAACCAGTTTTTCTGAGCTAGTCTGTTGACTTTCTCTTTTAGTTTATGCAAGGCTGGTGTGTTATCTAAAAAGCTGTCGATTAACTTTCTACCTTCTCTCTCACCACCTCCTACAATCTGACCTATCTTAGCTGGACCAGCACCGTAGAGAAACGCATAGATAAAAGTCTTAGCCTGATCTCTGTTAGTTAACCCGGCAGCATTCATGTTAGCTGTGTGTATGTCACCACTCAGTATCTCGTTGGTATACTCCTCGTCACGCATGTAGTGTGCAAGCATACGCAACTCAAGACCACTAGCATCTATCCCTACAAGTACATTACCGTCCTCTACTGTCCAACACTCACGACACTCTTTACCAAACGGATTACCTACACGCGGCACCTGTGCCAGATTAGGTTTGCTGTGCGTCATTCTTCCCGTAACAGCACCGTTGGTGATGACCTTACAGTGAACCCTGTCGTTGTTATCTGCATGGTCAATCCATGATTCAACCTGAGCCAACCGTTTCTGTAACAGTAAGTATTCTGCAATGAGTCTAGCTTCAGGTAAGTCAATAGCTTGTAATACTTTCTCATCTACAATCACCGATCCTTTCTCTGTGTGTTTAGTTGGTTTCCAACCGAGAGACATCAAACGCTCTGCTATCTGTTTACGAGATCCTGGGTTGAACATTTGTATTTTATCCTTCAGACGTTTACCTGTCTTCTCGCTGACACGCTCAGTTACAATAGGTCTGAAAACTTCTTGTAGTTCTTCCTCAATTTCGTGTAGTCTTTTCCTCCAACCTGCCAAAAGGAATACTGCTTTCTTAACATTAAGTTTGAATCCATTTTCCTCTTGCTCTTTAACGGCAATAGCGACTTGATGTTCGATAGAAGCTGCGTCACCCCAATCCAATAGATCATTACTAAGACGCTTATATAATGCTTCGGTAACGGAAACATCTTGTTTACAATAGCTGACCATTTCTTCTGTAAGGCCGCCGTCAAAATCTTTAAAGTCATCTTTGTAGTTTCCAAGTCTCTGACCCCACGACCTTAGCGAATGGCCATTTTCCAGTATCGGATTTAGCAATCGTGACATAACTAGTGTGTCTTTTAATTGGTGTTTGTCGAGATTCATCATCCAGTGTTTTTTCAAGACCGGTACATCGAATCCGATTATGTTGTGGCCTATCAGAACACTCTCTTCTTCCAGGTAAGTTGTTAGTTTTACCGGGTCCGTCCATACATTAATCTCCTTATTTTTTAATTCTTTAGTAACAGCACACCAGATATGAGTAGCTGTGCTGTTAGTCTCAATGTCGATAATGATTTCTCTCATTACTAAAATTTCCTAAGTTGATCTTGATCTAAAGCATACCCTTCTCCGTGACCAAAGTCACGAATATTTTTAGGATCTAAAAGCTCTACATCTGTAGCCCAACCAACTAATCTGTAATCAGGAAATACCCCGGTAACTAAAACATATGCGTCACACTCTCCTCTCTTTTTCTTTTTAGTTGCGAGTAATCTTCCGTTCTCGTATTTAGTTGTTTTAACATCTACCTTATTTCCTTTCTTAGTTATTAAATCAAACTTAGAAAAAGCTGTAGCTCCTACTGGAGTAAGCACATACTCAGGATAAACGCCAAAGTATTTACAGGCGGCTATCTCTCCTCCGATACCTTCCAAATCTGTTTCCCAATTAGATTGTTTACCCATCTTTAAATCTTTTATGTTTTTCTTTCGAGCAGAATCATACCTCTCTTTAGCTATAAACTTAGCTATAAGCTGTTCTGCTTCATTTAATTTGATAATCATAACTCATCCTCTTCCTGACGTTGTACCATTCTACCATATTCTAAATCATAAAGCAGCCGCCCTGCAGGTCCGGTAAGTCCAGAAAACCTGTTCTTTAGTATTCGGACATGGGTGGTGTGCCGCTCTGTGGGGTCTTCGTGCTGACCGTTGCGTTCAAGTCCTATGACGATATCACTTAACTGAGCAATAGAACCAGATCCGCGTAATTGTGACAAAGATGTGGCAGTGCCTTCTTCATGGCCTTTACCTTCAGGACGTTTAAGATGAGAAACAATGAACAAACAAATACCAGTTTCTTGACAAAGCATCCTGAGCCTAGTCATCATCTCGTCTATTGCTTTACGTTCGTCTCCTTCACCTTGCGCTGAAATTACTATGCTTATGTGATCCAAAAAAACATAACGAGTCTTCAAGGCTTTAGCCATGTATTTTATACGGCTCAAAATATTCTGAGTGCTTGTAGAACCAAAGTGATCAAAAAGAAACAACCTGCCTGTTCCTAGAGTAGCATCAAAAGACTCACGCAACACTTCAGGATCACATTCAACGTCAGGTAAATGTAGAGGCTTGTTAGCATGTAACGACATTAAAGACCTAGCTGTTTTCTTAGTTGACTCTTCCAGGAACATTAAGCCTATGTTGTCTTCAGTATTGTTTAACACATGATAAACTATCTCTCTAACAAACTGAGATTTACCTAAACCTGAACCAGCAGTAATTGTAACTAACTCACTATCCCTGACACCGTAAGTCAGTTTATTAACACCAGCAAAAGGATAATCAACTAGGCTTTTCTCTATGGGTTTAGATACCTCATCCCAGAGAGATGACCCGTCAACAATACCATCTGGGACAAAACGCTCTGCCGCCCACCAATACTCAAGAAACTTTTTCTCTTCTTGTTGTGCAAGAAAGTCACACGCATCTTTCATGTTATCAGGAAACTTGAACATCTTAACCTTAGATCCAAACAACTCTGCTAACTGTTTAGCGGCAGCTTTACCTTGATCATCATTGTCCATACAAACGACAATGTTCTCAAAGCTATCAAGCCACTCATAATGAGTCTGAGCGTCTGTAATTGCACTAGCCGCACCATTACGAATAGAGACACACGCATATTTACTGCCCATCATCTGGTAGGCCGCCAGGCAGTCCATCTCTCCCTCTACGATTGTTAAATACCTGGATGATCCTTTGTTAAACAACTGCTGACCAAACAGGTTAGCGTTCTTCCATTCCCCGGTAGTTGAGAATCGTTTTTCTCTTACTCCCCGTTTCTTATACGCAACGACTTTGCTCTGGTCATTGTGGTATGGAAACCAATATTCGTTACTATCGTTAACCACTCCGTATTTTTCACAAGTAGCTCTTGAGATACCTCTGTCAGTTATAGAACGAGGCATTGCATCCTCTCCAGGCGGCTTAAAAGACGCTACACTCGTTTTATTTTGAATGCTTGATACATTACTCATATTTACCTTTCCATCGCTGTGACGAGCTTCTGAGTGGCTCTCATTGCATACATAACACAACCAACCCCAATCGTAATACGTCCTTCCATCTGAAGAACCACAAGAACATGGTTGATGTGCTTTTAACTGAACACCCATTGACAAATCCTTATAAATAAATTAAAATAACTAATTAGTTCTTATTAGTATCTTATAAACAAACAATAATAAATAATTAATTAATACTTCTAAGAGACGTTTCGTCTTGATCTCTCATTCCTTTCAAACAATCCATCACTACTCTCTCTGGATATATCTGAAGTAAGTCAGCAAAATCACTTATGACAGAAAAGAAATGAGCTTCTTCCTCAGTGTCTGCAAAGAACTGACCATCATCGTGTCCGTCTCTATCGTAGTATTCGTCATCCATTATTCAAAATCCTCTTTAAAATCGTTATTAAAAGTTAACTTACTAAAATCTAATTCTTGATGTTTGTAGTATACATCATCTGATGCATTCTTCAAATCAAGTCTCTCTTTAATTCTTACATCGCTGTCTATTGTGCAAAAACAATCAGAACATAAATCTAAAAACTCACCTGTCCTGTCAGATTTTCTAGTTGATTCGTAAGAGTTTAAGAGAGTGTTGCAAGATAAACAACGCATTATCCTTCCCCAATCTCGTAATTAAAAGTCAACGCTTTCCATGAGTGAGGAAAAAGCCTACCACATTCTTTACTTATCTGTAAAGCTATTTGTTCAGTTTCTTTCTGTGAGTCCTCAGACATTCTTAAATTACATACTCTTGAGAACGCAAACAGACTACCAGACCAAAACCACTCAGTCATCATTGATTGCGGCAGTACAGATCTGGCTTGCTCTTCACAAATACCTATCTTTAACATTTCTTGATACGCCTTAAGACAAGAACGATGTACACTATTTTGAATACTCTTAGCTTCCTGGTTAAAAGGTGACAAACCACCCGACCCCTGCTTCTTATCTGCTGTAACTGCTCTAAAGCCTTCCTGAGCCGTCCAGAACTCTGGATCATAGTTGACATACCTTCTACTGATTTCATTCCAGCACAGACCTACCTGGTGCTTCCCTAGCTGCCTGGCAACAAAGATCGGTGCTTTGATCCTGAACTGCAAGAAACAATGAGCAAAAGGTGACCAGTGATTGTACTTAGCTAAATATTTTATTAGTCCATAATCTCCTTGCTCTATCTCCATATGTTGTTTGTTAAAGCTGACCCTAGCCGCGTTGACTACGGTTAAGTCAGATCCCATGCTATCTAGAAGTTTAACTACCATAGAATTCCTTTGAGTCAATGAAACCGTTAATATATTGTTCTATGAGTTCTTTGTCAGTAACTCTTATTTCTTTTCCCTCCTCTATTTTTCTAGGTTTTATTTTTCTGTTAAAAAGAGCGTCTTCCTGACCGCATTGGAATGGTGACATATCTTTCATTAGTATAACCTCTCTACATCTGCAGTTGCGTCTGCGTGTTTGTGATCTAACATCCAATCGTTCATCGCTTCTTCTGCTGCTTCATATGTATCCCAGCCAGACTCTATGTTACCGTCTATAGTGAAGAACCACCTGCTTTCTCTCTTAACTTCTCTTATTTGTTCACGATATTCGTTAGCATTCCCTGGGTCATTTTCTATCCAGGCTTTTAACTCTTCAATTTCTTTTGTAGCATCTAAATATAACATTTACTTTTCCTTGTTTGTTAATAAGAATATATAATATTTATCATATAAAATAAAAAGTCAAGTTTTATTTTCAGTATTTCTGTTACTCTCTAAAATATTTACATTTGGTATTTCTGGTACTCTCTTCGTTTTTTCGCAATATGAAAAATTCTTCCTGTTGACAAAATGTGGATAACTTTTAATGCACCAAAATAGTGCATGTGTATAAGTTGTGGATAACTTTATTCACCAAAATAGTGCAGTGGATAACCTGTTGACAAAATGTGGATAACTTTTTAAAGAGCAATTCCCGGCGGATTCCCGGCGACTTAAAACAATAATGTTTTTTTATTACAGTTATATGACAAAAGGCCTTTTTTCTTTCGCGCATTAAAAAGGCCCTAGAATCGCTTCTAAGGCCTTTTAATTTTTGGTTAATGGTAACGTATACCTGGCTTTATTTAATCGCCGTGAGCGGCTTTATATCGTGTTTAACGACTATACGTGAAACCGTAAACGGTCCGGGATTTAAGCTATTAAAAAAGTCTAAACATTCCCGGCGGCTGGCAAAACGCAAAACGGCGACATAATCGCCGCCGCTGGTCATTGCGTTAATGGTCCAATAATTACAAACCATAAAGGCCGCCGATTAAATATAAGCATATCGATAAATAGGCCGCCGCAATACATACCAAAATAAATTTAAACATTAAGGACCCTTTGTTCATGATATCGCCGGGCCTTGAAACCGTGAGAAATAATAGCAATATCGCCGCGCCGCTTAGTAAATAAACCATTACACGCGCCGCACGTTAAACAGTTAAGTTTTTTCCCGGCCTCACTACTGGCTGGACATTTAACCTCATTTTGGTTTAATTCGTCGGATTCCAGGCGAACCCTAAAGGACCGCCAGCCAGCGGCCTTAGCTTGTAGATATTCGGCTTGATTATCAGTTGAGGCCATGCAAAAACGTTTTAAAACATATTTTTGATGATTGCTTAACGCCGGGTTTTTCCATTGGTGAGTGTATCCGGTAACACCTTTGGCCCCTATAAGTAAAACTTCCCAAATACTACCAGGCACGGCGGCCGGGTCACCATAGGCCCCTAGTCGAACCATACGAGCATTACACAATTGTGACGCCTCATAAAGTCCCAGGCCATGACGCGAATCAGTCACCACGTCATAATTGCCTTTTAAATAAGATTTATAAACCATCGTCGGACCTTGAGCTGTTACGACGTAACACGCGCCGTCGTTAATGGGTCTATGCTTACAGTCGCCGCATATTGATTCGTCCGCGCCGGTTTTCTGATTAGTCGTCGGCTTTTCGCCGTTATCCGGCAAAATATGCACCTGGACCATATCGCCGGTTTTTCGATTAGTTGATTTTTTAGTAATTGCAATGGCGACAATTGGTTCGCCATTTAACAATGATGGACCCTTATAAATGACATAACCGTTTTGTTTTTTGTTTTTCATTATTTAACCCTTTTTATGATGTTATTTTCTAATGTTACTTGAGCGAAAAATTCCCGGCCTTTACCGGTTAAGTGGGGCCTATTGGCCCCGGTAATTTCACCATTACCGCCCGGCGGATATTCCGGGCCAAATATTGAAGTTTCGCGATACCGTAATTTTTCACCAATGGCGGCTTTTAATTCCTTTTTGGATGAATACAAAAATAACATCATTATTTAACCCTTTTTAAACAGTTGAGATAATCCAACGTGACAATTACACCTTGACGCGCGGTATCGGTTTTCAAGTAGTCACCGTCTAGAATTGCGGTTAATTCCAGAATCGACGATTCGATATAGTCGACGGCGTTTTCGTGATTTTGATCCGCGATGATTTCGGCCCGTCGGATTTGCGTAAATAACGTATTGAATTTGTTTTCGTCTTTATCCGGGTCCATATCCATGAAATGGTCGAAACACGCCGCCTCAACTATCTCCCAATCAATGGCCCGGACCTCATTCAATTTTGGTTCATATATTGTTTGTTTTCTAATTTCACCTTCGACCAACTTCCACAATAACGCGCTATCCACTCCGCGCGTATAAGTAACAGTAAACTTCTTATTTTTTGACATGATTTTTCCTTTATTTAATTAAATTAATCGCCGCCCGGCGACTAATTGAGATTATATATAACTGAATTTGTGCGGCTTGTATAGTTTTTTTTAACTTCGTGATGGTGTTTTTCTCATACTCTCTTTTCACATTATGAAATTACCCTGCCCCTGGTGAGGCCTACCCCTGTGGATAAATTGTGGATAACTTGTGGATAACTTTTATGCACCAATATAGTGCTGTGGATAACTTGTGGATAACTTTATGCACCAAAACAGTGCTGTGGATAACTTGTGGATAACTTACCACACCGGGGGGTATACCCAGCCCTGGTGCAAAGGTCTTGGT